TAAACGATACTGGTACAGTTGACAGTTCTGCAATAGGTACTGGCAGTATTAAAACAGCTGGCGGACTAAGTGTTGCTAAAAAATCCAATTTTGGCGACGATATTACCAGCTTTGGACAATATTTTCTAAACTACTTAGATGGTACCGGCACCCCAGTTGCCGCCGCAGTAATACAACCTGCTTCAGATTCAGCTGCCAACTTATATGACATTGGATCGGCCACTAGACCATTTAGAAATATCTATGCACAGAGTTTTGTTGGTAGTTTTAATGGATCATTTGCAGGAAGCCTAAGCGGTAACATTACCGGATCTGCCGCACGTCTAGCCAGCCCAACAGTTTTTAGTCTGACCGGAGATGTTACCAGCAATTCAGTAAGTTTCACAGGACAAAGTGCATTAGGAACGGCAGTTTTTACCACCAGTATTAATCAAAGTCTTATTACTAGTAAAACAACAACAACAGACAGCTTATCAACTGATTCACTTCTTGTATATCGCTCGGGATCTGGTTTGTTACAAATGACTAAACAGGTATTCTTTAACCATGTGGCCACGGTGCCTGTTGGAACACTGTTACCATATGCTGGATCAACTCCACCAACAGGATACTTATTCTGTGACGGTAGTGAAGTTTTAATTGCCACATATGCTGTTCTTTATAGTGTTCTTGGATATACTTACAAAGCCGCTGTATTACTACAAGGTGCTGGAACATTTGCTTTACCAGATTTTAGAGGTAGATTTGCATTAGGTAAAGATAATATGAACAACGGATTTACAGTTCCGTATAAAGACGGTTCTGGAGTATTAGTGAGTGCTGGCGGCGGTGCCGCCAGTAGGGTAACTGATATTACAGGTAGCACATTAGGTTCAGCATCGGGCAAGCAAGGTGTCACTTTAACTACTGCCAATCTACCAGACCATAAGCATAATTTAAGCAGTGCTTCGTCACAATATTACGCTGGTGGATTACCTAGTGCAACTTCTGATCCAAATTCTATTCCAGGATTAGGATTGCCTGCTACCAGTACCGGTGCCGGATTACCAAACAGTGGGGGTGTTATTACTTCGCAGTCTTCCGTAGCAGTTAATGTAATGAATCCATACACAACCATTAACTATATAATCTTTACTGGGGTCATCTAATGAGTTATACAATAAATCATAGCAATGGGATACCATTAACAAGTATTGTAGATGGCACTATTGATCAAACAGCTACTGATCTAGTACTAATTGGAAAAAATTCAAGTAGCTACGGGACATATATCAATGATAATTTTGTTTGGTTATTAGAAAATTTTGCTAATAGTAGCCAACCTAATCATCCTATTACAGGACAGCTATGGTTTGATACTTCCAAAAACATATTAAAAGTCTATGACGGATCATCATTTAAAGTCAGTGGTGGAACAATTGTCTCGGGCTCGGCCCCGAGTAGTATCACAACAGGCGACATATGGATTAACAACACAACAGAACAGTTATTTTTCAATGACGGAAAACAAACTGTACTAGCAGGTCCAATATATACTTCGACTCAAGGTGCTAGTGGTTTCGTTATTGATACAATAGTTGACTCTAACAATATTAGTCGTACGATTGCACAATTATATGTAGGTCAATCTTTATTAGGAATTTTTAGTAAGGAGGCATTCACTCCAAAATCTACCATCGCTGGCTTTACTGGAGATATTGCTATTGGATTTAATGTAGGTAATACCGCTGGCATTAAGTTTAATGTTCCAGTTACTAGTTCATACGCATTAATTGCACCGGATGGCAGTCTTAAAACCACTACTAATTTTGTTACTAGTACCGGCACTAATAGTATGACTGGCACATTATCTATTCAAAATAATACACCACTGATATTAGGTTCTAACGCTAATAATCAAATTGAAACATCAACAACTTTATTCAATATCAAGTCAAACACGTCGAATCAAAATATTCAACTCAGTACATTAGTTGGCAGTACACTTTCTCCAGCAGTGTTTGTTAATGCTACAAGTCAGCGTGTGGGTATATTTACAAATACCCCATCGACTATGCTTGATGTGGCTGGCAATGTATCTATACAGGGTACGCTAACAGTACTAGGAGCAACTACTACAATTAGTACAACTAATCTTGTGATAACTGATAAATTGGTTACTATCGGATCTACAGCCAGCCCCACAAACAGTACAGCAGACGGATCAGGTATCGAAGTACCCGGCGGAACGACTAAGAATTTCATCTATGTCAATGCTACTCCTGCTTGGACCAGCTCGGAAAATTTAGATTTAGCCACCGGCAAGACTTATAAAATTAACGGATTTGATGTAGTTACTGCCACATCATTGGGATCGGCTATTGTTAGTGCGCCGGGTTTGAATAGTATTGGAACATTGATATCACTTACTGCTGGTACTCTTTCTATCACTACAAATATCTTAACAGCTACTCAGACTAATAGTAATCTAGTTCTAGCACCAAACGGTACCGGTTCTGTTGATGTTTCTAGTAAAAAAATAACTAGCGTAGCCGCTCCAGCATCCGGAACAGATGCCGCTAATAAAACATATGTCGACACTAGCATACAAACTGCGCCACAGGGTATTAATTTAACTACAACTAATTTTACAAATGCGCAGGTAGCAACAAACTTTGTAACCAGGCTATTCCCAACAGCTGAATATCAAAATGGTGCTATTATTAGAGCGTTTTGTATAGATCAGGGCACTACAGAAGTAGTAAATGCTGGAAGTTTTATAACTAGCCGTGTTTATCAAATAGTAGCTACAGGAAGCACCACATTTACCGGGATTGGCGCTGCCAATAACACGCCGGGTACTATTTTTGTTGCTACGGGCGCAGGAACAGGAACAGGAACAGCGGCACCAGTAATCAGGGTATTCCAGCTAAGTACAGGAACTTGGACTTACCAGAGTTACTTGTAAGTCAAACTAGCATAAATACACTAGAATAAGGAAAAGGGCGAAATGTCATACACCATAAACAGATATAACGGAACACAAATTGCTGTAGTTGCCGACGGCACTATTGATGCTACTATTGATCTTAAATTGATTGGTAAAAACTATGCGGGATACGGTGCTGTACAAAACGAAAACTTTGTATATCTGCTAGAAAATTTTGCCAATACCACACAACCTCCAAAGCCGTTACCAGGACAAATTTGGTACGACAGCGGAAACAGCAAACTAAAATTTTGGGACGGAAGCAAATTCCGTACTACAGGCGGTGCAGAAATCGGCACAACTGCTCCGTCAGGGTTAACAATTGGTGATTTTTGGTATGATTCTTCAAATCAACAGTTATATGCATATAATGGTGCTAGCTTTACTTTAATTGGACCACAAGCAGTAGCAGGATCTGCTACCACACAGATGCGTTCAGTAAGTTTAACTGACATTTCAGGCGGCACCCATGCTGTTATTGAAGCAGTTGACAACGGTAATGTTATTTTTATTGTAAATTCAGATAGCGATTTTACACTTGATGCTACTATTAATCCCATTACAGGATTCTCAGTTGTACATCAAGGTGTAACATTATGCTATACCAACAACAATTCACAGCCGGGCCAAACAACAAGTAGTCATAGATTCTATGGCACTGCAACGAATGCCGATAGATTAGGAGGACTGGCTGCTACGAATTTTGTCCAAGCCACAGGATCTCCGCAATTTTCATCTCAAGTTAACTTTGGTGACGTTGGATTTACTATTGGTAATCCTATTGCTAGACTCGCGATATTTAATCAAGGTGCGTCTACTCCTACCATTGCCAATCAAGTTAATAATACAATACAGTTCCAAACTACAGTTAGCTCAACAACTAAGTACCCATTACAACTAGTAGGTGCAGATGTGCTTCCGGGAGTCACTTTAACAAGTAATCTAGGATCAAGCGGTTTACAATGGAATAATGTGTATGCCAATTATGTATATTCAACGGCACAACAAGCAGATGCGTTAAATGTTGGCGGAAACTATCGAACAGCATCTACTTCTGCAACAGCAAACACGATAGTTGCCCGTGATATAAGCGGAAATATAAGTGCCACAGTATTTTCAGGAACTGCATCGGCAGCCAATTATGCTGACTTGGCAGAAAAATATCTTGCAGATACAGACTATGAAATTGGCACGGTGGTAGCAGTTGGCGGAGAAAAAGAAGTTACAGCCAGTAAATTTGGAGATAGGGCTCTCGGAGCAGTGTCAGCAAATCCAGCTTACATGATGAACAGTGAGTTGGAAGGCGGTACCTATGTTGCACTGAAAGGCCGTGTTCCAGTAAGAGTATCTGGTGCAGTTACCAAAGGACAAAGATTGGTTGCATTTGACGACGGAACAGCAGTTACAGCATCGTCAAACTCCACCGATGTATTTGCAATAGCATTAGAAACTAGTGAAGATTCAGGTATCAAACTTGTCGAATGTGTGATTTTATAAAAATAAATACATAACTAAAAAGGACACAGAATGGCTGGCCAAGGTACAAATATATTAGCACTAGATTATAATAATGTCCAATCTAAGATTGGACAAATATTAGGTACAGGTGCCGGAAACTACGGGTACAATCAAACAGTACTAAGTGGTCAAGTAGCGGTAAATCAAAAAATTACTGCATTGCAGTGGCAAAATTTATATAACGATTTAATTTCTGCCCGCACCCATCAGACTAATGCAAATGAAACCGGCAATTTAACCTACCCAACTACTAGTACTCAGATTAAAGAATCGGATCGTGCCGCTTATCAATCGTATGTCAACGTGGTTGATACTAACCGATTGATTACTCCTCCGAGTGGTCAAGCTACGCTTGACACTTACGCTACCGGAACACGCAGTTCTGCATGGAATGGTACAATAACACATTCTGTTACTGTTACGTTTGCCAATGCCAACACTGCTAGGGGATTTTTTAATGCTGGTGGAAACATTCAGATATCCGGCAGTCATGTTCCGGATGTAAGTACTCTAAAGAACAACAGTTGGCAAACCATGCTGACTAATATGGGCATTGTTAAGATGGGATATGCCAATACTACTAACACTGGCAGTTCAACCGGAG